TAAAAGCATTGCAGAAAGCACCTGCTTTTCAAGTTCTATATTTTCAAAATTCATAATTTAAAGCATTCATGAGTTTTACGGAAAACTGGCTCGGCCGGAACATTATGGTTTATCGAATTTTGGTTTTTAGGAAGAAAAATTCCTTGCCAACCATTAGCTATTGCTTCATCAATTATTGCCTCTGCTAATTGGTAATTTCCTTGGGACAATAACTTTAATTTTTTCACAATTAAATCAACTGCATGCTGTGACATAAAAGGCTTTTTAATTGACTTTCTATGTTTGGCAAAATCTTCAATCAATTTGCTCAGCTCTCCATATTTTGAAAAATCAAACTCATGATCACTCTGTTTAATTGTTTTATTGTTTCTAGGTTTATATTGTTTAACTATGGGAGCAGTGCCTGTACCTTCGCCTGAACTCTGCTTGGTCATCGGTTGTACCTCCGGTTGGTCAAATTCGCTCAAGCGAAGAGATATGATTCTACTTACACTTTGATTATTTGACTCTTGAATTATGTCAATAAATCCCCACTTTTTTAAATCCTCAAGGGCGGCATAAAAAGTATTACGATTGCCTATTCCGGTAAACTCACAAGCCTCATGAGTTGGCAATCCGAATGAGTCTTTCCATTGCAGCCTATTGTTAAGTTCAACACACCAGCAATAAAGAGCAGTATGCTGTGACTTGACTTCTTTATGTTTAAAAGCAAAGTCAAACCATCGCCTGGTTAATTGATAGCCATTCATACCAATCGCAATAAAACATCCTTAAACAATTTTAATGCTTCTTGAGCTGGCATTGTTTTAAGTTCTTCTGACATCTCCCGACTGATAACCTTATAGGCTATTGTAATTTCACGCTCACGGAGATCAATGCGTTCAGGTCTTGTTAGGACTTTCTTGTAGTCCTCATTTGCCATAATTTTTTTCATAAAACAAAAACCCCATCCGGCTTTCCCTGTTGCGAACAGCCAAGAGTAAGGCTGACAGGTACTGACCGAATGGGGCTTTAATATTTTTCATAACTCTTTACTAAACCGGGTTCGCAATCCGGGCCTTTCGGCTTTGCAAACTTAACTACTTTTCCTGAAACGCATTAATATGATCAAAAAACTTTTGCACCTCTTCCTCACTCATGTCAAAAATCTGCCACACTAGGTCAACTACTGCTGAGTTAATATCATCTTCTGCCTGGGCCATCTCTGGGCCTAGGTGATTATGCAGAAACTTCTCGAACTGGGTTGCCTCATTGAGCAGCCTATTGAAGTGCATCTTTACCTCACGCTTGAGATTAACTTCATCTGAATGCTTAATGACATAGCCTGTTTCAAGGACTCCCCTGATGAAGCAGGTGAACTTAGTGAAGTCTCTCATGACCTAATGCACCAGGCGAAGAGTACAGTCATTCCAATGGCATAGCCAGTCATGATGAAGGCAAAGGTCATCCAAGCCTGATGATGTTTGTGAGCCTCTTGATAGGCCTCATCCATCTTAGTGTGCTGGATGTGCCAGAACTCATTTGTGTCCATCAGGTCAAGTATCTCCTTCTTGTACTTCGCAGCCTGCTCCTTATGGTAGTCTCTGCTGCGCCTGTGATTGTCGGCATGCCTCCGGCTATCTGCCAGGTCTGCCTTTAATTTATTGATTTCTTCCATTGGTTAGATTAATTTTTTTGCAAATAAAATGAAACTAAAACGGAAGCACCAAATAATTATTCAAAAACCATGATGGTGTTCTTGAACCACCATAGGCTGCTCCTAGACCTTAACTGCATGCTGATGGCATTATTAATCTTATAGCCTCTGAGCTTCATCTGGGCCTCAATGTAGCTGTTAGGCTGGCAGTTCACATGACCATCGCCTACCTGCCCAGGGATTGCCCATGAGACGATGATCATCTTTGGCTTACTGACAACAAGATTGTCTATGAATGTCTGCTCGAACTCTGCTGGGATATGCTCGCCTACTTCTAAAGACATGACCACATCAACCTGATGGCCAGAGTTAAATGGCTGGCTCAGGTCAGCAACCTTGCCAAGCCCACAAGTGAGCTGCGGTGTATTCGGGTTGCCATCGTAAGCATAAACCTTATAGTTGTATGCCTGAAGCAAGTGAGCATACTCACCCATGCCACAGCCTAAGTCTAACACACTGTTAAACTGATTCTTCTTAAATAGCTTAATTATGGTCGCTGCCAGATGCTTATCATAGGCATGGCCTTCACTTGTCGGATTCTCCCAGAACCCATTTTCATTTATGTTCATTTGAGTAATAATTATCTATTATGTCTATGACCTCATCAAGTGACCAGGAGACCACCACCAACCAGTTGCGCTCAACTAGTTTGTCAAATATAGCTAACTGCTGCTCTGATGGTTTATTGTAACCAACTTTAAGCTCTATGGCTAATCCTGAGTAACCATTCCGCTGATCAAGTATCAGGCAGTCAGGGATGCCAGCTTTAACTCCCATATCCTTTAGCTTTAATGCCTCAAGTGCATGCCTGCTGCCTCCGTTAGGGCAGTGAAACCAAAATGCATTTATTGCATTGAGGTACTTGGCTACCGACTTCTGGAAGGCATCCTCACTGCCCTTGTACTTGGTATAGGCATCGCTGCCCTTGAGCTTTATTAGTGGAGTAAGCATTTCAAAAAAAAATCCTGCCAAATATTTTTGCAATTACTTTTGCAAACCTAAACCAAATTGGAACAATGGACTGTTTAAAAATATCAGACTTCTGCCGGAAGTATAAGCTGCCTAATCATAGATACACTAGATACAAGAGGCTCTTTCACACCAAGCAAGTGGAAGGCTATGTGAATCGCTGGGTCAAGCTGGATGACTATAATCTTGCCCTGGTGGAGGAGATATTAAGCCATACCGGAACAAGGCGTAAGAAGATGAGATATACTCTCGATGCCTTCTGCGTTAAGTATGGATTGACCGATGAGCATTTTAAAAAGGTATGCCACCGGATGCAACTGGAGGATCATGATGGCCAGCTGATGGTCATTGATTCTAAGCACAATTATGCCCTCCTGAAGCACGGGAGGCTGATTCGAAAAAATAATTAAAATATTTTTTTCAAATAATTTTGCAGATATAATTCCCTGCCGTATGTTTGCCTCAAGTTTAACACTAACCAATAACAACATGACAACGAAAGTAAAAACAAAACACACTGGATACTTCCTTATCAACGAAAAAGGAAATTTAGAAATGGTTACTTATGCTCCTGACCAAAATTATAGTGGTAGAAGCGACCGCGACCAATATACCCTCGCACAAGGTTTATTTATAGACGAAATTTCGCACGATCTTTGGCTTATAGATGTTAAATGCCATAGAGTAGTTGGTACTCCCAGCGGATTGCAAACTATTAAAGATTTAAAATGCAAAATAATTGCAAAGACGACTTACGATTGGGATATGTCTAAGCCAATGGGAGAAAGGCAAAGCAATTTGAAAAAATCAAGCAAATGGGATGAATGCTTTACTTTTTATAAAAATAAAAAATAAAACCTAACCGGGAGGGGAAACCCTCCCATTTCTCAAAGTTTAACACTAACCAATAACAATTATGACAACGGCAGAATTATCACAGCGCATTGATGCCAGCAGAACTACTTCTTACGGGCATTATAAGGTAACCATTCAGTACAGAGGCAAGCAGTACAGCTGCATCAGCACAGACTCTATGGCCTATGACAGGTACATGGATGAGGATGCCAAGGGCAGAGGCATCTATACTCAATTAGATGCTCTAAAGTCCTTTTGGAATGAGTGCAAGCGTAAGAATAACCTATTCTAATCATGACCGATAACCATCCTCAAATGCCATTCAAGGATCAATGCATCATGTTTGGCAAGCTGCTCATCATCTGGATAGTAGCAGCACTTTTTCAAGCACTTTAATTTTTGTTTAATTTAAAAACCAATACCAATTATGAAAATTATCATTGCAAAACAGAACCAAGACATTCTCAAAAAGTATTGTAGTGGCATTAATTTTATGCCATACACTAAAAACTTAGTTATATTTAATTGGCCAGAATCTAAATTTAATGGACTCTATAACTGGGTAAAAAACGAAGGTATAAACCCATTTGCATTAATGACCTGGTAAATATCGCATCAATCGTACAAGCACTTTAATTTTTTCCAATTTATAAACCAATAATTTATGGCTATTATCGCAAAATCTACCGGAGAAAGCACACAGAGAGAGCTTATCCCTGCTGGCACTTATGTTGCCAGATGTTACAGTGTTGTGCATGTAGGACATGTTGTCCAGAAGTACATGCAAGATGAGAAATTAGTAGACCTGGTTAGGTTTACTTGGGAGTTACCCACTGAGCTTAAATGCTTCAATCAGGACAAGGGCATGCAGCCTTGTGCCATCAGCAAGGAGATGACCTTCAGCTTGAATGAGAAGTCAAATCTCAGAGCCATGCTCAATACCTGGAGAGGCAAGCCTCTGACAGATGATGAGGCAAAGGCCTTTGACCTTGCCAAGCTAATTGGCGCACCGTGCATGATCAACCTCATTCATCAGCCATCTAAGGCTAACCCAGAGAAAGTTTATGAAAGGATTGCAGCAGTGCTGCCAATGATGAAGGGCATGACCTGCCCTCCGCAGCATAACCCTAGCATGGAGTTCTCAGTGCTTGAATTTGACAGAGAGAAATTCATGACTCTACCTGCCTTCCTCCAGGAGATGATCACCGGAAGCAAGGAGTATCTGGCAATGATGAGCAGGCCTACACCTGCTCCGGCTGAACCTGTCAAGTCAGGATTCGAGCAGAACCACGGTCAAGTGGTAACCAATGCCACAGAGCAGCGCACACTGACTGAAGAGATTGACGAATTACCCTTTTAAGTCATGGCAGCACTTTGGCAACTAACACAAGAAGAACTCTCCTTCATCGCACTGATGGAGGAGAACGGTGGTGAGCTTACTGATGAAATAGCAGAAGAGCTTGCCATCCGCAGGGACAACTTTAAGCACAAGGCTGAAGCCTATGCTAAATTCATTCTGAAACTTGAATCTGAGGCTGATCAGGCTGCTGCTGAGATTAAGCGCATACAGGCACTCAAGAAAGCCAAGGAGAACACAGTAGCCAGACTCAGAGAGTCACTGCTGGCTGCTCTGATGGTATTCACTGAAGAGGATGCAAAAGGCATCAGGAGGTATGAAACTCCTCTAGCTAAACTAAGCACTCGCAAGAGTCAGGCTGTGGAGGTATTGGATGAGCAGCTTATTCCTGCTGACTTCTGGGTTATCAAGAAAGAGGTGAGCAAGTCCACAATCAGTCAGGCCATCAAGGATGGAGCAGAAGTGCCAGGAGCGCAGATGAAGGACAACATCAGCCTGAGCATCCGATGAAGCCTAAGAAGTATAAATTCAACATCATTGTTAATAAGGTCGAAGAGTCCTACACAGGCATCTTCGAGAATTATGACCTAGCCATAAAATGGTATGAGAAGCATGGCAAGTGGCTCATTGATCAGGGCAAGAACTTAGTCTTTCGGGAATGCCTGATTAATGGAGAGACTAATGAGGAGCAGTTGCCCGACATTACTCCGGGTTAAATTGGTTAAGTTAAACATGGTGCATAAAAAAAGGGAGGTTTTTGGCCTCCCTCTTTTTTTGTGTTGTGCTAATTAAGCAGCAACAAACTGAGCCTTGAATACTCCGTTCACACCTTGGTTAGCATCACCTGCTGGGAACATAGCAGTAGGAGCAGAGTAAAGGTCGAAGGCTGCCTCCATCCATACAGAATAGGTCTCATTACACTCATCCGGAAGGATGCGAATGTCAGCCCTTACTGATGGAAGCTGTGGAACAGGCATAGTGAAGCGAGTCATAGTTCCAATCTGTCCGTAGTTGCCTACATAGTTCAGGTATGGCAGATACAGGAGTGAACCAGGAGCAAACACGATGGCTGAATCAGCATTGGTCATGTTGGCAGCAATGTTGGTATCAAAATAGAAATCAGCAATGCCTGTGTTATCACGAACAGTTGCGAAGTTGATACCGTTAGCACCTTGGCCAAAGTAGCGAGAGTCATTCATCCATACACGCTGAAGCGCACCAGCACCACCCACAATGATAGGCGCACCGTTGAACCCAGTGTTCATGTATGATTGCTTCATTTCGAAGAGACCCTTGGCCTTAACTGAACCATCAGATGAATTCTCAACAGTGTAAGTTGGATTAGCAACATTACCAAACCATGCACCTACACCTCCAAGAGCAGCTATGATAAGGTCATCATTGATTGCCTGCACCAGAGCATTAGCTGACAGCTGGAAATCAACGAACATCTCACGAACTACTGACAATGCACCTTGAGCAGCACCGATAGAATTAGCACGCTCAACAATCTGGTTAGGCTGAGTGCTTCCGGTAAGCTGTACCAGTTCAGCATAGCTCTCGCAATAAGTGCGAAGCTGAGCCTCAGACATTGTGAAAGAGACACCACGATAGTTGTTAATCTGAACTGTCTCCTCAATGTAGTTCATCTGACCATCGGCCACGCAATCCTTGGTGTCAGATGCAGAAGAAGCCAGCTTACGCTGCTTGTAAACTACACGAACCTCTTTAAGTTGTCCTGAGCCATTGTCATTAGCCTGGCGAATGATCTGACCTGCTCCAAGGTTAGATGGAGAGGTAAGTGCAGCAAGCATACCGCCCTGAATCTGCACATTACTAGGGTTGTTTATTAGGTTGTCGGCCAGTGAAGTCAATATCGCTGGACAGACATTAGCTGTTGAAAGTGACATTTTAATTCCTAAAGTTTAGCTGCAAGGTTCGAAATGTCAGCCAAGGCTGAGCGAACTGATGCAGAAAGTGGAGTGCCTTGACTATTCTGAGGAATAGTCGGTGTTGTTGGTGTGCCTGCTGCATATTGAACCTGGTTAGTGCCACCTTGACCTTGCTCCTTCAACAGCTTATTCTCCTGCAAAACTAATGCACTCAAGTCAGAATAGCTAAACTCTCTGCCATTATGCACAAGAGGCAATGTAGGGTCTTTGGCATTTACGAGCCTAGCATTGTTGCGCTCGGCATCATAGATAAGCTGACCATCTAACTGAGCCAACTTCTTTTCTAAGACAGCAGAATATGCCGGGATTCTGGCAGCTTCAGGGATCTGGTCATTCCACTGAATGCCGTTAAGCTGAGTCTGCTCCCACAGATGCTTCATTTTGCTCACGAACTTCTGCTCAATCAGATGCTTGTCTGCCTCTGCCTTACTTACCAGGTCATCATACTTAGACTGAGCCTCGGCCATCTTCTTCAGGAACTCATCAGACTGGTTGCTATTGGTGGCATTCTTGGCCTTCTCTTCCAGCTCCTTCATTTTCTTGAGTGCCAACTTGATTTTATCACCGCTATTCTTGGTTACCCGAAGCTCCTCAACTGAATTGCCATCTAGCCCATACTCCTTGGCCATCTTAATGATTTCCTCATCATAGCCCATCATGTAATTGCTGATGAAATGCTTTTTAAGGTCTAGGCTTGTCTTAGCTAGTTCAAAGTCATACAGGTTAGTATTGAACTTACTGCTGACCGCATCAGGCACTTGGATGTCATTCAGCACTGAGGCTGAAATCATCAGGTTGAACTCAGGGTCATCACTTACCCCAGCTCTTTTTGCCTGCTGGATTAAAAACTCTTTTACATTCATAGTGGCAGGTTATTAAGTTGTTCCTCGGTGTAAAATGGAGACTCAGATGGAGAGGCAATGAGTGAATCATCTTCTGTTACCTCTTTCTTCTTGCGCTTTGGCTTCTCAATCTCTTCCGTAATTGTTGCAGGTTTAGCTGCTAGCTCTGCTTCCAGCTCTGCTCTGACCTGTGCCTTCAGCTCCTCCTTTAGCTTGCTCAGAAGCTCTGGATTAGAGAGGCTGTTCATATCGCCTCCGGCTGAGATGGTCTTGCCAACAATCACATCGCCTACAGGTCTAACCTTAGCCCAGCTATAAGACCGCTTATTAATAGGCTTCTGAAGCTCACGCAGAGCAATCCTGGCATTTACTTGAAATTCAAACGCATGATCCTGCGCTCCGGTTGTTGGGTTAAGTTCCCAACGAACTACGCTTACCTGTGAGTTATGCCCTCCATCCCGGATAGCATCTCTGATGTACTGAAGATTATCCATATAAGTTAATTAATAAGTTACCCTGTGTGGTGAATCTGACTTCTCTGATGCCCGGTCAGATGCGGGTCTTGATAGCAGACATGCGGCCGAAAGCCATAGCTGAGCATGAGGTCTTGAATCCAGGCAGTCATAGCGTCTAAGCCATTATTTTGGACATAGGTATGCTCTAAAAACAACTGTGCTGCCTTACGATTCACGATGTAGCCATGAGTCAGCCACATTTGATTTCCTTTCCAAAGTTGTAAGCCCTCAATGCATTCAACAGGCTCAATGGTCTGCTCTCCCCATCCGGCATAATAGTTCCAGCCAAGGTGAAGAAAGTCAAACTCAGGCAACCTGTTCCAATTTGTCACGAGTTGATTTGTTTTCTCAACATCAAATCGGGCATCATCTTCCAGAATTAAGGCAAGTTCATTGCCATTGTCCAGCATCTTCTGCCAGACATCTCTGTGAGAGGCGCAGCAGCCTATTTCGCTAAGGCTTATGATTGGCCTTTTATTAGCCTTCTTTAAAGTATTATCAATTCGGTGGCTGATGTGATTGCCATTGGATGCTACAACTAGCTCCGGCTGATTGCCATGCTTGTCTGTTAGGCCTATATCCTCAAAATGCTTTATTAGTTTTTTCCTCCTCTGGGCAGCCTTGGGCAGGCTGATGTAGTAGATTTGATCAACAGGAAACTTCACAACTAATTTTCTCTGTGACTGATAAGTCCAAGGCGAAAAAGTGGGTCTCAAAGTTTCTCTCCGCAATACCGAAGTATTGGTTTGCGATTGCTTTGCTGTTGTAGTCCGTACCTTCATAGGTGATTCCTTTTGTCCTATTGATTATTGATGTCAGGGCAAACTCGGCATTTTCAAGTTTGCTATTTGCGACTAGCTTAAAATTGACTCTTCTGAGCAGACTTGTGGCTCTCCCTCCGGCTGGAGTAGGTTCAACCGATGCACTCTCCCTGACCAGGAACAGCACAATCGGGTAAGTGTCATTGACGGCACAATAAGTTGAGCCATCAAGAGTCACATAATTGCCAGCTGATCCTTCAATGATGCTTTCCACAGCCTCGCCATAGTTCAGAGCAAGACCTACATAGGTGCTGGCTATGTTTTCACATAGGTTCTTAATTGCGCTCTCAACGGTTACCTTAGTCAGCTTCATTTGCTCAGGAATTCAATGGCTAGTCTGTTGATGATTTTAAGTGATTGCGCCAGCTCTTCTTCAGTAAGTTCAAAGATAGGGCCAAATCGCTCTTCCAAGTAGCCTGCTATCTTAGCCTGTTCTGAAGTGGTAAAGGTAACACCATAGGCTGTGTTGCTTATTGGTACAGGCCTCCAGCTGGCCCACATTGCCCCGGTAAGAGTTAAGTCCATGTACGCAGTCTGAAGTCCTAATGATCTGCGGAAGTCAGCATAGCCATAGAACTCATCTGTATCACCAAAGGCCTTCATTCTAGCTTTGACTTGTTTCTTGCTGGCAATCTCCCCAAACTTCCTGCTGATAGGGCTTCCTTTGCCTATTACTCTGGTTGAGTCATAAGGAGGAAGTTCAGAGCCATCAGACTTTCTGCCGCTATCCTGGACTCTATCACTCACAGCTGGGGCAGCATAAAGAGCAGCTGCCCTTAGTACCTTGTCAGCCTTGGATGCTTCCCTGAAATTCTTGAGCTGCTGCTTCAAGAATGCGGAAGTGGAGTCATAGACAGGCATAAATTATTTTGTAAAATATTTTTGCAGATAAAAACTTCTGTTTACTATTGCATTACAAATCTAACCAATTAAACAACATGCAGAGCAAAGTAACATTCAATGACCTTTTCCCTCAATTTGGGATTAGTGTAGATGCTAAAGGCACAATTCAAGATGTTCAAAAGTATGCCCACCTCTATGGTGGCACTTTAACGATCTATGACATGAGCAAGACTCAATTTGCTAATGACTTCCTAGAAAAACCATATAGACTTTCTTATCGACTTGTTAAAGCCCCATTTGAATTATTTATCTATGGCATTGAACTGACTGAAGATAATTATGAGATTCAGAAGCTCGCCTGGAATGGTGCTAACTTAATCATTGTTGAGCCTAACTGCCAGCTTACTCTTATTGATAACTCTTACCTTCTGTTCAGATGATTAACAGAGGAATTAAGCAAGTAATTAAAGAGGCCTTGTTTCAGGGCTTTTTCTGGATTGTCTCTATCATTCTTGTCATATTGATAGCCATAAAATTTATAGTCTATGTCAATGGATAGAGACATCACCATTTGCCTGACCAGCTGCGGCAGGTTTGACTTACTTGAGAAAACAATAAGCAGTCTGGTTACCTTTTGGGATGGCCCTCCTCCTGCTGCATTCCTTATTCATGAGGACTCAGGACTAATCCCTACTCAATTAGGCATTGAGCTTAATCGATTTCTAAAAAGGCATTGGCAGATTGAGGCTGAATGGTCAATGAGTAATCGGGCAGGACAAGTACATGCCATTGATGTATTATACCATAAGGTAGAAACTCCTTACATATTTCATTGCGAGGATGATTGGGAGTTCTACCAGGATGGATTTATAGGTGATTCTAAGGCTGTGCTGGAGGCTGAGCCTAAGTGTGCAGTGGTTTGGATAAAGCATCCAGCAGACAGAAGTGGCCATACAATTATGAAAGATATTAGGCTCACAAAAACCGGAGTAAGGTATCAGCAGTTAGCGCATAGATATAGAGGTGATTGGCATGGCATGACTTGGTCACCTGGTCTAAGGAGACTGTCTGATTATATTATTGCAGGTGAGTTTAGTAAATTCTGCACATGGCGGCCCAATGACCACATCATTGCGGAAAAAGACTACAACAAAAGATATTATGACCTCGGTTATAGTGGCTTCACTTTATGCCGGGGCTTCATCAAGCATTTAGGCAATATTCAATCTTTAAAAAAAAGAAAATTATGAAAGCAGCACTTTACTTCAGGCTGGATGATCCGGAGGACATTCAGGCACACATGCGATGCACTAAGGCCACCGATATGGCTCTGGCATTGTATCGACTCAGGAATGCAATTCACAAGGCCATTGATGAGTCAGAGGATGGCAAGCATGTGGATGGTGACCTTCTAGGAGATAGAGTGAATGAGATATTTGAGGAGTTCAGCATCAACCTTGAGGAACTAATATCATGACACAGCTAGAGCAGCTCAGAGTGATTGTGCTGAAGGAAATTAAGACTAAGCAATGGCTTGCAGAGCAGAAGTCAAATAGCTTATTGACAAAGTATTACTTTGATGGAGGCCTAGCTGCTTTACAATATGTTAAACACATAATTGACAGATTAATAAATGAAACTGGAAGATAAGCAGACAGCAGTGGAATGGTTATTCCGAAGTCTTTGGGATACACCAAAAGACAAACTTACTTGGTGGGCAATATTTGATGAGGCAATGGCTATCGAGAAGCAGCAGATAATTGATGCTCATGAATCATCCTATATCGAAATGAACCTAGCTTTTAGGGCCGGAGAAAGAGCTGAACAATATTACGATGACAATTATGCAAACTGATAAGCTAATTGAGAAGCTAGAGCGAGAAATCATTGCTCTCCAGGATGAGCAGACTGCCATCCTGAAAAAGAAGTATAGCCTAGAAGATCAGCTGAGATTGCAGAAGAAGCGCATAGCTGACCTTGAGCTAAGAGAGACTGATGCTGTGGAGGGTAAGAAGGGCTGGCAGAAAGTCTCTGCATTCTTATTAGCCATCTGGCTGCTTGTACTTTCGCTGCTGGGCATTGAGCGTAAATGATTGCAATAGGTAGCATTTTTAAATACTTTTCGCAAAAAATGACTAATCCAATCGAAGAGCTGATAGACTTCATCATTGGCAATGAAGGCAAGATAGACCTTAATGATGTGCTGATTAAGGCTGAGCTTATTAATATGCGCTCAAAGCCTAGGCATGCCGGATGGTATTTTAATGGCCAGCTGGTTCAGTCCTTAGATCAACTTAAAGGCAGAACCATGTCAGAAAATAATACTCCAAAACCTATTTATTACTATCCGTGAATATGCTTGATTACTGGGAAGAGCCGCACTATGAGAAGCCTCTGCATAAGCACATTGAGGAGATGAAAAAAAAGCCTGATGCTATCAATCATCCAGAGCATTACGGAGGCTCAGACAGCACCTATGAGGCCATCAAGGTCATTGATGCCTGGAAGCTAGACTTCTGCCTTGGCAATGTAGTGAAGTACATTAGCAGAGCTGGCAAGAAGGGCAGCAAGCTGGAGGACTTACGGAAGGCTCAGTGGTATCTCAATTATGAGATTGAGAGGCTTGAAGGAGGATGCTTTTAAGGCCTCACAAATCCCTGCTGGATCAGGCCAGCGTTATCACAATTAAAGCATAGGCCTTCACCTCTCAGGTTGAGCTGTCTTGCCCATATTGCTAGGCTCTGCTGATATCCATCGAGGAAGGTAGCCATTGCTCTTTCAGTGAACTCACGATTGCTCTGAGCAAAGTAGTTAGCCCTAGATGATGCGACCTTCTGCCATAGTATCTGATAGCACAATAAGTTTGCCCAGGCATCAAGCAGAAACTCCCTCTGCTGGCAGATGAATGAATCAAGGCTGCACAATAGCTGAGCATCAATATAGATGCCTGACTGACTGTTGTCTTGAGTCCAGCTATCTCCGAACCCATAGCCTAGTGGAGCAGTAACCGGAAAGATGCTCCAACCATTGCGCCAGAGAAATGTGAATCTGGTGGCGCATTCCAAGTCCATCTGATTCCAGCCCCAATCGATGAAGAAGCCTGAAGTAGTGGGTAGGTTGGTGCAATCCATAGCCACCATGATGTTAATCTTGTCAAAGTCAGAGTAGAACTCATTATTGACCGGCAAGTAATTCATGCCCTCAACCAGGTCAGCAGTTCCTTGATCTAGCACTTTGCCATCCTGAGTTTGAAAGATGTACCAAGGCACTCCAGCAACAGCAGGCCCAGCATTGTAAACATAGATTTGCTTAACTCTCAGGGATAAATACTTACTGCCCTGAACGGACACGAATGCTCCTTTAAGAATTGCCTCTGCTGGAACAGTTGTAATCTGCTGCCATTGCTGAACGAAGTTCTTGCTAGTCTGGAATAGCACCTGATCAAGCTGAGCCTCTGCTGATGTGAATAAGGCAGACTGAATGTCTCTCTTGATTCTCACATAGCTGACAGCCTGAGCTGAGTTCCACATCCCTACATAAGACACTTGCTCAGGAGTTGCAATCTTATCGAGCAGCTCCGAACTCATGCCCGGGTAATCGTTTATGTAGAGGCCGGATATAGGTGCATCAGCTGTGCATCCTTTTAGTCCGATGTAATCTTCGAGGCAATTCATATCACAAAGTTAAGGATTATCGGCACTTCCAATATTAGGTGCAGTTATTCTGAATATCTTATTGGTCAGGGCAACCCATGCGCTAAGCACTTGCCCCAGAATAAACATCAGGACTGAATCTGATTGCTCTACTTTTTGGATTTTATAGAGCCAGCCCACTCCGATAAGCAGGCCAACAAGCACAATAGAGGTGCAGGTGTAGGCATAGACCTGCATTCGTTTAGAGAATAGTGCATGGCTCACATGCCGGGAATAAGGCTCTTTAGTAGCCCTCCCACGAACTTGCCTCTTCTCTCCGCCCTGTCCTGCTTGATCGTCTTGTTTTGCTGACATGAATCGAGATAGATAACTGACTTACCTAGGCCTTTGATTTGAACCTTAATGCTATCAACTGATTCAATCATCCGATTCTGCCGGATGTTACTATTGGTCAGCCTCTCCTGATTCATGGCTATCAGATTGTCAATCTTCTTGTGGTTTATATTAGTAACATAAACATCACCTCCGATGTAGATGACAACTGCTATCAGAACAACTGCAAACTCCTTTGATATTTTCATCTGAATAAGTTTTTAAATTTCTGAAAAAGCTTCTGATAGCCATTCATGTCTACCAGCTTCTGACTATCATCATAATAAAGTACAGTCTCCAGCATTCCCTTGTGCATGTCTAGAGCCATCCGGTAAATTCGATAAATTAAAATGATTGACCATCCATGATGATATAGCCATTCTTCTCCTGGGTTGTAAAAGTGAGGCTCTGGGTTAGCCATTTTAGTCAGTATGATTGCTCCGTAGGCAGGAGTATCATAAATAAATTTAACTAGCTCCTCCCTTAATTCGTGAGTCATAATATTAGTAAGTCCAGATGACCTTCGCAGGCTTGGTGGGATCGCAATCAGCATGAATAAATGTGCTGCTCACTCCTATCCTAGTAATACCGGATTTCAGCAGACTGTCAATAATCACAAATCGCTTATCGCCATCTGTGCAATGTATGTCTGCTGCCCATCCCTGACAGTGGCTACTTGCTTTTACTCCCTTGACTTTAGCATTATGAGCCTCTGTCCGGTAGCCTGAGTTAATTTTAAATGGTACTCCCGCAATGGCTCTGGCATTGTCAAGCATCTGCATAAATTTAGGCTGCATCTTAGCCCCAGAACCTGGAGCATCAGGTGAGTCAAACTCTGATAATTTAAAGTGCTTGAGCGGAAATTGCATGACACAAAGTTACTTGATGCGAGTGAATTTTTTAGCTGCACTTTTCACCGACTTTTTGCCAACACAACCCCAAGCCTTACGGCTCAAGTCATTGGCACATGGTGGGTTCTTGCATTTCTTGATGCCTGATGACCTCGCACAATAGTTGTCACCTTTAGGTGTGCCAGGAGCAATGGAGTAACCTTTAGCCCCGAAGCTGACTGTCTTGCCATTTACTTTGGTCTTAAATTTCTTGTCTGCCATTATCTTCCTTGTCCTTTATACTTCTTGACATTGCCTGCCTTTGGCCCACTTGACTTACTGTGCTTGCCTTCTCTGCGCTTACCGAAACTGATTTTAACTGATGACTCTTTGGATGCCTTTTTCATGAGGTAAATATCCTAATTATTGAGTTACTTTTGTAATTCCTTATGAGCCTTGAAGATAACTATTACAGAGCGAGAACTCAAGTTTCTCAAAGTGCTGGCAACAGGCAGACACTTTCTCAAGGATCAGGTCAATCCTGACCGCCCTTCTGTTGCTCGCTGGGGAAATACACAGGCACAGGCTGACTTATTAGGTGTACTAGGTGAGTATGCTGTGGCCAAGGCTCTCAAGCTGCCATTTGACACATCAATTAACCTACAAGGTGATGGAGGCAGCACAGACCTGATGCTGGGTGAATATGACATTCAGGTGAAGTCTACTAAGTATAAGACAGGCAGATTAGTCTTTAACAATCGCAAGGAGATTGGAGCTGATGTGTTCATTTTATGCTGGGTAAACGAGGAGGCAATGGAGGTTTCCATTTTAGGATACATCAGAAAGCAATCAATCGAAGATTGCTTAGTTGAAATGAACTTAGGGCATGGCAAGAGGTTGGTAGTTGATCAGAAATTTCTCAAGCCAATCAGCTTACTGACTGCCTACCTGGAGAAGTTACCTTAGCCCTGTTCTGCCTCTCTCCTTGGCTGATTCATACTGCTCTTTAGCAACTGGCCAGAGCTGATGTCGGCAGTTGTAGCCTCCACGGTAGATGAATATAGTGGTTCTATTTGTGTTTGTGTTTTTGCCATTCCATTTGCCCAAATCGCCCCAGTCCTTAACCTGTTCAGTAGTGAAATATCTACCTGCTCTACTTACGCAAAATGGTCTTGAATCCTCAATCAGTGTGCCTTGGTAGAGGTAATATTCTACATCCAAATCTTCAGCAATGGTCTGGATGTATTCGGCATTGAAGGTCATGACTGAGTCATTAGTAACCTGCTTGATGTATCTGTTCAAAAAAGCCTTATCTGTGTCTGTGCCTTCAATAAACTTCCTCAAGGTCTTATTAAGTTCTGACCTTGTGCCAATGCCTGCAATGTTATCTTTCAGAACCTCCTGAATTGCTGTGCCAAAGTTCTCGCTTATCCCTCCTCCAAGGAGTGCATCCTTTGTGGTGGCAATGTTTGTTTCCAGTATAGCTTCATAAAGTGCTTTCTTAGGTTTGAAATCACCTATGGCAATTGTAATGTACTCATTACTAAGTTCAGCCAGCATTTCAAATCCCTTGATCACCTCTGCAACCTGAAGCTGATAGGGAGCATTCGTGATGATGGTATTGGCAATATCCTTCTTCAGCTTTATCAGTTCCTTTAGTGACCTAGCTCTATCCTTTGGGTCTAGTGATAAATCAGAGGCTAAGTCAATCACCTGATCAGATAGCTTGGCAAAGACCCTAGGCAATGCCTCATCCATCCGGGTCTCAATAGCCAGCTGTAATTCCTGAATCTGCTTAATTAATTGGTCAGCAGTCTTGGCCATATCATAATCCTTCAGGCATTATAGGCACAATACCTGCTCTTATTTGAGCCTGCTTTTCTGCTGCCAAGGCATACACATCAGCTCTCTGCTGCTGCACAGGCTTATCATACCATCCGGCATCCTCATCAACTTTCTGCATGACAAATGCCGCAAGGTTGGCACTAAGGATGTAATCCAACTGAGTGCAGCCATTGGATGCCAGCAGGATAGTCTTTTCATCTGTGCTTTTAAAGGGCAATGGATCAAGCTGACTTAATATCTTTAGATATGTTTTCTGGATGCTATTCTCACCATAGAGCTTCTCTACATAATCCTTTTCAATGCCTGCTGTGATAAGTGGATTAAACTTATTGGTCATTGCCTTAGATAGCTGCTCAGCTACCATGTCGGCTGTCATCACATCATAGTCAGTAGGCACAGTAATCTGAGGCAGAGCAGCCATCACCTTGTCGCTATCCATCAGAGATGAGCTGAAGAGCGAGTTATAACGCTGATAAAGGATGTAGTAGCAGACCTTCCTGTAAACTTGAGCCAGATGCACAGTCACAGAGAAGCAGAAGGTGTTTAGCTCTTTGCGGTCATACTCTTTAGCTATGCCTGACTGAGCTGCTGGAATCTGCCCTAGTAACTCAAGGCCAATGGCTTTGAACCCTTGAAACTCCTTCTGAAGAATGTCTTCCTGGAATAGTTTTACTGTTTCAGTTGGCCTCTCAATGTAGCCAGCTGGAGGCACAGGCGGCACAAGTGGTGTAGGATTGACAGCACTAACTCTGTCAATGTTGATTTCCATCAGGCCAAAAGGTGATGAACTTGCCCTTCCAGAGCCTTGGCAATCATTACAGCCTATCTTCTCATCCTTCCTATTTGTCCTAATTCCTGTGCCATTGCAGGTCTTGCACGGAGACATCTTCAATGCCCATTTCTGAGGCAGGGCATGTGTTGCCCATAATATGTTTAGGTCATCAGTCCTGAACAGCACCTCATTCCATGCCGGGAGGCATGGAGCTAAGACTGAGTCATAGACTAGCTGACCATCTTCTTCTTCATAGATGATATTGCCCACCTTGCATGCAGGCAGATAGCTGAACTCATAAGGCAGGATAAAGACCTGAAAAGGCTGGTCATAGGTGTACTGATTGACCTGCCGGAACAGCATTAACCCTTGAGTAGTAAAGCAGAGGAACTGATCCCACTTCTTGCGGTTCATGTCCTTGTAATCCTCGGTCTTGGTAATTACATAGTCCTCACCTTCCCAAATTAAGTCCTCGCTCTCAATGATGTGAGGGTAAGGCCTTGACCAGTCTAGCGTAGTGACCTGAGATGGATTTTTTACGAACTCATCATAGTCTGGCACTGTAATTACAACGGCATTACTGTCTTTCAGATAGGTCTTAAGAAACACATTGAACAGCCACTTCTCCAGGCTTCCTGTTTTTGGCAATTCATACTCTACATAATTCTTGAGAGTATTATCCATCAGGCCTATGCGCTCAGCAATGCCTGTCTTTTTAAAGTCTGACTCAAAGGTGATTTTAAAGTCATCAGCCTGCTGAATCTTCTGCAGGAAAGTAAAAACTCTCCCGGTGGCAGTTGTTGTTGGAGCTTGCCATCTCCTTCTTCTGTACTCCCTCATCCATGGCTCTTCCGATGGATGCTGAGTAACCAAGAGTTTTTCGGGATACTCGTTTTCAAAGTGATATTCCAATTCCTCGGCTTTCTCACGAGCTTCCTCAATGTAGTCGTGCCTGCCTTCCCGAATTTTCTGGTCTAGCAACTTTGATAACAGTATCCCGATTAACTCTTCCATGCTCTAATTAAGGTGTTGGGCAATCAACAATCAATGTGATGGTCTCTTGACCAAAAACACATCCGTACTCATTGGTAACTGTCACGAGGAAAATGTAAGTTCCAACGAAACTCACAGGATTCCAAGTGATTACACCTGTGGCAGCATCAATGACAAGCCCAATCTCAGTGATGTCATCACTGCCAGCAGCTTGCTCGATTGACCAGACCTGCTCAGGCGCACCAGAGATAGCTCCAATGTTCAAGACAGCTGAAAAAGTAACAGTCTGTGGGTCTGTGCATGCACTAGTTATAGTGTTGCCTACATAAGTGCTACCAGAACCTCCGGTGTAGCTGATGATATAATACAGGCCTTCGAGGAAGCTGTCTGTATCAAACTCATAAGGCAGTGAATTGACCTTAGAAACCCAGTTCACAGTTACTTCAGCCATCTGGTAGGTGTTCAGGTCAGCAGTAATCACAGGATCACCGATAACTGTCACATAATAGCCAGAAGCATCCCAGATGCGATTAGGAGTAAAATAGTAAAAGTCATAGTTCTGAGACGAGCCAAGAATGTCATTGTAGAACTCAACATTGCTCTGAACTACACCCTGCATGTCTTGATAGGTCAGTGTGTGAGTCTTGGCAAGAGCCTTAGTGTTCTGCATGCCTCGGCCAGCAGTAGTGGCTGTCTCAGGCTTTGGCTTTTCTCCGGAAGTGTTGAACACTAGATAAGCCTCACCGTGTAGATAGCGGTCATAGAGCGCAGCAATCCAAAGGTCAGCAGTGGATTTCTCCTGAGTTGTTAGGGCATCTGACTTACGCACATAAGCCACAGCCACAATTTTATTCTGAAACTCTGGGTCGCAGAGGAAGTTTTGATAACAACCTACATCCGGGCAGGTTAGCGAAAATATTGACATGTTTTTAGCAGTTTAAACAACTTGAGTTCCTGGGCTGGAAGCCCTGAAGTAGTGCCTGAAACTTGACTTGCGCCAATGTTTCAAATGATGATTGTGTAGTGAAATCCTGGATGGTGGCAACATCTATATCTCCCTTCACAAATATTGGCTTCCCTTCCCAAACCAAGT